TTGACCAGAAGATCGATGAAGATCGCGGGGAACTTGGTGATATCGGTGACCCGCTCGGTGGCATTGAGCAAAAGCGGGGTGGTGAAATTGGTGTGAATAAACCCGCCCACGACTTCCCACACGCCGAAGTTTTCAAACTTGGAGATGCCGTTGACCCGGTGGATGGCGAGGATCGAACTGCTGATCGGAAACCTTTGCGTGTAGTTCGACCCGTAGGGCGGGGTGACATCAGCGGTCAGCCCCGGTGTCGCCCTCGCGAATGCCCAATCGAATTCCGAAAGGAGTTCGTCGCGGGATTGGTCGTAGAACGAATTCCCAAGGATCGCCGGTTGTCCGCCGGGGTTGTAACCATCGGCGGTGCCGGTCTTGAGGATTGCAAGGCGAACAATGTCGGCCTGCGTGGTGATGGTGTTGGTGGATCGCTGGCGACCCACGGCCTCGGTGGCTTTAACAAAAGCGGGCTTTTGGATGGTCGCGGCGAAGAGTTCCGCTATTTGGCCGAAGAGGTCTTTTGACCCGGTGAGCGGCATGGCAAGGACGGCAGCGAGCTTCATGGAGAGCGCCTCAACGAAGATTGCCGGGAATTTGGCCGTGTCGGTCACGCTGGCGATGTAGTCCGCAATAACCCCGTAGGGAGCGCCAATCAGATTGGTGTGCAGATATGCTCCAACGATTTCCCATGTGCCAAAGTTTTCCGAGGCATCAATGTCATCACACCGCAAGATGCGAATAAAATCGGAAGGGAGATTGTATCGCTTAGAATAGCCGGTCAATGGATCGGCAGTTTGAGTTAAAGTTGCTTGGCGTCTGCAAAACGCCCAATCGAAGTCTGCTTGGAGTTCCTCGACCGTCTGAGCGTAAAACAATGAGCAGTATTGCGCCTGCGCGGTCGCATCGGTGAGCGCGGTGATGCGGGAATCACCGAGTCGGGCGAGAGCGAGGTTGCAGATTTGGATGTCTGTCATTGAGGCGCGGTCAGATCACAGATTGAAAAAAATGGGGTGGCAGACATTTCCCGGTCTGCCAGCGGGTTTGGGATTAGAGGACTTCGTCGCAGGCGATCTCGACGACTTTCTTCTCCTCCATGCGGACAGCAGCGAGGCTGGCCACGGAGCGGATTTGAAGGGAGTGCGAGAGGTCGGCGCGGACATCCATGTGGGTCTTGAGACCACGCTCGGCAAGGATCACGCCACTCTTCACATACGCGAAGCAGGAGCGGATATCGGTCGCCAGCGGCAACTGCTGGGAGCGGCGGAATTTGAAACCCATGAAGGTGTTCAAAGTGCCGTCCACAAGGGCGCGGACCGTGTTGTAGTCTGCCGAGGTCGCCTCGACCGTGCGGAGCAGGTCTTGGAGTTGCTTGGCGGACACAACCATGATGCGCTCCTCTTCCTCGTCAACCTCGTTGGAGTCGAAGAGGAACTTCGCTGCGCGGAGCTTGGCAATGGTGAGACCGCTGTTGGCGGCGGTGCCGGACTCGACATAGTTGGCTGCGATCTTCTGGCCTGCTGGCAGGACGGTGGCCGTTGTGCCAGTTGCGCCGGTGAAGGCAGTGCCGCCGAGAGCGTCGATGATGATCTTGTCGCAAGTGCGGGCATAGGCTGCGCCGTGCGATTGGATGATTGGGCTGGTCGGAAGAACAACTTCGCCGAGGAACTGCTCGTCGAACTCGTCAACGAGTTTGGCGCAGTCGTAGTTGAGCGGGCGAATCCAACGCTTGGCCATGTGGTCGGGGATGTTCGTCAGAACTCCGTTTAGATTGGGCATTTTTTTCTCCTTGAATTGGGTTGAGTTGGTATCAGTCGAAACTGATGGTTTTTCTGCTCCCTGTCCTTGCCGGTTGTCCTTGCGGATCGTCGGATCGGGGTTTTGGGAGCAGATTCACAAAGGAGTTGTCTGCTCTGACGAAGGAGTGTGTAGCACACTCCGTGGTATCAGTCAAAAATTAGCGGGGCCGAGAATCGAACTCGGGATTCCAGATTATGAAACTGGTGTGATGCCTCTTCACTACCCCGCAGATTTTCATCCCTGCTTGAGCAGGGAGGTGACGAGCGCGGCGGCTTCGCGGTCGCCATCCATGTAGCGTTTGTGCCAAGTGTTGTCGGGGTTCGACATGATGTCCTTGGCGCGGGCCGCGCCGGTCATAAATTCCGTGCCACCCATCGAGCGACCGACCTTGTCCTCACTCATCATTTGCGCCATGCGAACGAATCCACGCACGACTTCGGGATCACTGAACCCATGGGAATTGGAGTCCACGCCTGCGATCTTTGCGGCCTGCTTGGCGAGTCCGATGTTCTTTCCGAAATCATTTCCCCATTCCTTTTGCAGGGTCGCCACGGCCTCGGTGCGTTGCTTCTCGTAGGTCGCTTGGATCGCCTCCAGCTTGAACATCTCGGTCTTCGCGTGTTGCGTGACGAGTTCCTTCATCGCCGATGGCGGGATGCCGTGCTTGTGGGCGATCTCGGCATAGGGCTTCGCCATGTCGTCGCTCCATGTCATGCCCTCAGGGAGTGCCTCGGGAGCGAACTTGTATTCTTCCAGCGACTCGGGAACGCCCATGGCACGGCGGAAGGCGGCTACCTCCTCGGGCGAGGATTTCTCGTTGGGAACGCCGAGTTTTTTTCCGATCAGCGCATTCGCATTCGCAAGCGCCTTCGCCATGTCGGGAACGCTTTTGAAATTTTTAAAAGAGTTTTTGTAGTCGGCTACATCGTCGGGCAGAGCATCGAGCCACTTGTCTCCGAAGGTGCCGTCTGGATTCACCCAGCCGGTCGAGGGAGTTGAGGGTTGCGTGGTGGTGGTGGTCGTCTCCGAAGCGGCGGGCGCTGCGGCGTTGGTGCTGTCGGCTCCTGTGTCGAGCAGACTCTGCTCGGAGGAGGTGTCGATGGTGTCTTCCATAAATGGTATCAGTCAAAACTGCGCGTCAGTTTTGATGCGGGTGGTAACCGAGATGGGTGCGGCGACCGGCGTAGCGGATCGCGAATTCCTGCGGGTGGTAATCGCGCATCCATTCGACATAGGCAGGGGTCTTGTCGCCGAGCATCTGCTCCATTTCGGGTGCTGGCGGGATGTCTTTTTTGGGTTCGGTTTTCTTGCTCATTTCTTGACCTTGCGTTTGGGGGCTTCGATGTCGCCGTCCGCGATGACCGGCCTGCGGAGCATGGCTTCGATGTGGAGGACAACGCCTCGTTGACCGTCTCGCAGCGCGGCGACCACGGGGTTGAAATCATAACCAGGCAGGAAGACCTGTGAGTCGGTAGCGAACTGGTGCTTGAGGTCGGCGATGACGGTCTGACCGTCCTTGCCTGCAAACAAGCGATGGTAGGCGTTGGTCGTCTTCTGGCGCTCACGCTCACGCCGAAGAGCGGCGGCTTTATCTTCGGGAGCCATCACGCTTGTCCCATCATGCCGGGGAGCATTCCGGCGAGAGCGGAGTCCTGTTTGACGCTGCCAGCTTTTCCAAGGGCGCTTGCGGCCTGCTCCATCTGCTGCGCCTGCATGGCCTGCTGTTGAGCTTGGGCGCGGGCGGCTCGTTGTTGCGCGACCATTTCCTCCTCCATGAGCCAGCGGGCGGGAAGACCATCGTTCCTCGCCATGTCGCGGCAGATTTCATCGAAGTCGAAATTATCGAGCATGTCGGGCTTGATCTGCACATAGGGCAGAAGCATCTCGCTGGTTCGGATGAAGGCAGCGTTTTCGAGAGACTTGATCGCGAGGGCGATTCGGGAGTTGTAGGCGACATCCGGTTCGGGGATGTAACCGACCATCGTGAGTTGTTGGGGTGGGGGAGGGAACTTGCCAGCGCGAGCGAGGATCGCAAAGACCCGGCGAAGGAGCGGGTTGAATAGCTCGGTCGTGAGGCGGGCGAAGGTTGGGGAGAATTGGATGAGCTTCTCGCTCGCTCGCTCGGCGACTTCGCGGGCGGTCATCTGCTTTTGCAACTGCGCGAACATTTGGAACAAGTCCACATGGAAGGCTTCGTTGATCGCCTTGCGCTTTTGTTCGGCCCGCTCGACACCGATATCGTAGC